CCAACGCGGTCCCAGGTGGTTGACAGGAACTGGTAGGCGCCGGCCGCATCGGACGACAGGCCGTTGCTGCTGTTGATGCGCCTGGGGTGGCGGCTGAGGTCGCTGAACTTCGCGCCAGTGAACATGGTCCGGTAGCCGTCAGGCCCCGCCGTGCCCTCGGCCCATCGGATGGTGCGCAGCAGCGCACGCTGTTGAGGGCTCAAGCCAGGCGCTGCGGTGTAGATCCCGCCGCTGCTGATCCCGCCGCTCCGCGTCGCCACCTGCCCACCACCGCCAGCACCCACCGCCGACCGCAGCCGGGGCTGGGACTGTGACGCAACAGCTGGCTTGGTGCCCATCACCATGTCGAGCATCCAGCCAGCCGCCTTCGCCACCGGGCTGTCCTGCGGCGACCTGGCGGCGACCTGCGCTCCTTGCGCTGAGCTGCGTGTTGCCTGCGCCCGCCGGCCGTCGCGCTGCAGCCGCTGCCGCTCCTCTGGTGTCACTCGGATGCCCCCGGGGTAGTAGTCGATGTGCTTGTTCAGTAGGGCGCCAGGGGTGGTGCCGGCGTCCTTGGCGAACCGCTGCAGCGCAGCGCTGGGCTTGCCGCCATCAAGGATCCGGTTGCCTTCCGTCACCACGGACTGCTGATCCAGCACCGGCTCAGAGCGCCAGCTGCGCACCCGGCTCTGCCGGTCGGGGATGTTGTCCAGCTGGCCGCTGGGGTAGACGGGCTTCGCTGCAGGCTTGGTGCCAGGCGGTGGGCTCCACTGCTGCTGGCCGCCGCCTGGCGCTGCCCCCTGCTGTTGCGGCTGGGAGCCGGCAACGCCCGGCTCGCCATCAATGCCGGGGGACAGATACTTCCTCTGCTTCGGATCCTTGGAGCCGTATTCGCTCATCGCCTTGTTTGCGACGCCGATGGCTTCGGCGTTGGTCAGCGGTGCGCCCTTCTCCCCTTCGGCTGTGGCGATGGCATTGCGAACGTGCGCCTGGTAGGCCGAGAACCGACGTGCGGCGGATGTCTTTGCATCGGCGTCGGTCAGGCCAGCCATCAGCTGCTGGACGCTCTGCTCACGGATTGCCGCCTCGGTGACGGTGCTGGGATAGGCGGCCCTGAGCTCCGACTTGATCCGCAGCTCGATCGCGTTGCTCACGTCCCGGGTGGTGGGGGATGCCTCCCGCTCGTTGTTCCGGCGGCGGATCACGGCGAACTGCTGCCGCAACGCAGGCTTCTGATCCTCCGGAGCCCCGGCCAGGGCCGCCTCGAACTCGCTGGTTGCCTCGCTGGCGTTCCACAGAGTCCCCACCCGGCCGTCCATGTCCTGCAGCAGGGCCGCCACCCCATCCGTGCTGCGGCCCATGTCCGTCACCTTCTTCACGGTGGCGACGGTGCTCTGCTCAAGCTCCAGCTTCTGGCTGAGAGGCAGCGCCTCGAAGCGCTTGTCCTCCCGCAACTCCTCAATCGCCTGCAGCCTCGCCATGTCATCCGGCAGCTCGTAGGTCTTGCTGATCAGCTCGTCCTGGTACGCCTGGCCCAGCGACTCCTGCTCACGCTGCTGCCGCTTGTAGAACAGCTCCCCGTACTTGATCTGGGAATCGAGGATGTCCTCGGTCATGTAGAAGCTGGCCGGCGCACGGAATCCGTGCTTGTCCGGCGGGCCAATGGCGACCTGGCTCAGCAGCTCGACCAGCTCGGTGTTGCCGTTCGCGTTCGCAATGGCCAGTGCGCCGCGGATGGCCTGGACTTTCATCGGGACCACTTCGCCGGCAATCCCCAGCTCATCGGCCATGCGGTCAAGCTCGATCGTCCATGCCGCAAGCAGAGCAGTCCGCCACCGGGGGCCCTGCTGAACCGTGATCCGCTCGCCGTTGAACTCGATGCCAGTGTCCAGGGCCTGCTTGTAGAACCCCAGCAGCTGCGCTTGGGCCGTGCGCCACACCGAGTCCTTGAGGTAGTCCTGGCGGTCCTTCCACTGCAGCTCGGTGATCTTGTCGCTGGCCTGGTTCAGCTGCGGCAGAAACTTCTGCGCGAACCCCGGGGAGCTTTCGTCCAGCTGGTACTTCTGCGCCAGGCCCTGGGTCACCTCGGCCTTGAGCTGCGCCAGCCGGGGGTCGCCTTCCTTCCACATGAAGGCCGGCTCTTGCCCGTCGCCGCCTTTCAGCGCCTGCCGGTAGGCCGTGAGCATGGCGCCCGGGGCCTCGATTGCCGCCAGCTCGGTCAGGGCCCGCTGCCGCCCTGCTGCGCGGAACGGGTTGACCTGATCCATCATCAGGCCCGCGACCGGGTCCTGCACCGACAGCTTCCGGTTCTCGGCCGCGTACTCAGAGCCGGACTGGGCCGTCTGCTCATCGAGCAGCGCCTTGGCCCGCATCGCTTCGTTGATGCCCTGCTGCACCTCGTTCTTGGCGTAGAGCGCCAGGCCGGTGCCCACCAGCTGCGTCAGCTGCTGGTTGAACGGCGCCAGCGCTGCAGCGGTCCGGGCGAAGTTGTTGGCACCGGCAACACTGCCGCCGCTGCCCTGCTGGATCACATTGACCTGCGCCACCCGCGGGATCTCCAGCGGCCCAGCCGGTGCTGCCACCTGGCGCTGCGCAGGCTGGATGAAGGTGCTCAGCGGCTGGGCCTCGGGGCGGATCTGGTTCAGCGGTAGGTCTCTGCTCATGCTCCTGCCGCGATGTTGGAGAGGGTGGAGAAGGTGCCGATGCCGGTGTTGATCCCGCCCATCAGGCCGGTCAGACCGCCCAGCACGCCAGGGCCGCTACTCGGCGCTGCCCCGGTCAGCGTCGGGGCAGGCGGGGCGAGCAACGTCGGCAGCGGCTGGAAGGGCCGCATCGGCTCCAGATACGGCTGCTGCTCATAGAACTGCTGGCTGTTGTACCGGCTCAGGAACTGCGTCACCTGCGCGGTCTGCGCCCGCGTGTACTGCCTGCTGCGCAGCCCCTCGTTGATCTGCTGGATCGTGGCGTAGTCGCCCTGCTGGCGGGCGTAGTCGTTGATCAGCCGGTCGATGCTGCCGCCTTCCTGCCCACTGGCCGCCACCGATGCCCGCGCCTTGAGCGCTGCCACCTGGTACTGCTGGTAGGCCACGGCATCAGCCATTGAGGCCTCGGCGAACTGCTGGCTCAGCGCCTGCGACTGCAGGGCAAAGTCAGCGCCGGCCGCGGCCCGCGTCTGCCCCACTACTTCGGCCTGAGCGATCGCCTTGCTCAGCTCGAAGTTGCGCAGGCTGTTCACATAGGCCCGCTGCTGGTTGTAGGCCAGCGTCGATTGCCAGTATTGGTACTGCTGGTTTGCGTCGGTGTAGCGCTTGGTGAACGCCGCCTGCCACTGGGCGAACTGCTGATTGGCGCCCTGCAGCGCTCGCTGGTTGAGATAGTCCTGCTCGGCGGCGGCCTGCTCCTGCGAAGCGCCAAAGATCCCCAGGCCTGCGTTCAGGCCACCCATCGCCAGGGATAGACCCATCAGGGGCGCAACCATCACGCCCTCCTCTCGAAGTAGGCGAACAGCTGCCCGCAGGGCCCGTGCGGCGCAGGCGTGCCGATCTCAAACCCCAGCGACCGCAGCCACCGCAGGGTGATCACATTGCTGGCCAGTGCCAGGTTCCACAGCGGGCCGGCGCCATCGGCGATCAGCTCATCCACCCAGAGCTTTGCACCCCTGGAGAACTGCCGGCGATGGGACGATGTGGCCAGCAGGCCATCGGTGGCCAGCAGCCAGATCCTCCCCCTTGGCGCAATGCCACACAGGCCCACTGGCTCTCCGCTGTCGCCCTCTATGCAACGGCAATCAGGGCTGTTCTGCCAGCTGGTCATCACAGCTTCCGCCGGTTGCATCCCATCACTGCAGAACACCTCGAAGGCATCCTGCTTGCGCAGGTGGCGGGCGATGTGCAGCACCCGCTCTTTTGTCGGCGACGCCCAGTTCATCGCATTGCCCTCGCCTTGGTGTGGACCATCCCCACCCATTCGCAGCTGGCGAAGCGGCACGGGCGGGCGGTGCTGTTGCGCAGCTCGACCACGCACTTCTCACCGTTCGACTGGATCGGCACCGTGAACACCCCCTCCTGCAGCGAGTCGGCATAGGGCCCCTCCTCCTCGATGCCGACCAGCGAATTGCGCACCGCCAGGGCGCTGTGGGTGAAGGTGTAGACAGCCGGCTCGCGGCGTTCGGCCAGCACCCAGGCCTCGAAGAACTCGCTGCCGTGGTAGCGGATCTTGGCGTGGCGCACTTGCAGCCGCTCGACATTGCCCGGCACCCGGCCGCCGCCGGCATCCCGGTAGAGCCGGAAGCGGGTGAAGCGGTACAGGAACTCGTAGGCAGCTCCGAACCACACCTCCTTGTTGCGCCAGTCACCCCTGGCCGTGATGCGTCGGCCGCCCAGCGTCTCGCCAAGCAGGACGCCGCCGGTCTGGCCAGGCGCATAGCCAGACCAGGCCTGCGTCAGGGACTCTGCCCTGTAAGGCAGGACCCATGTGGTCGTCTTGGCATCGGCGTCGTATTCGCCGTTGCTCACCCTGATGGGGCCAGGGGTCGCAGCTGTCGTGCTGACCATGCGGTCGAGGAGCATCGGCGAGCGGCCATCAACTTCTGTGGCGCTGTCCCGTGCCGACAGCTTCTCCAGCCACACCTCACCATCGGGGTACTGGATCACCACATACAGCGTCTCCTGCACGCACACGATCTGCAGGATTCGCTGCGCACTGGAGAACCGCCAATAGCTCCAGCTGCTTTGCTCGCGCTGCATCCCTTCGCCCACGTTGCGAGAGAAATACTTGAACACATAAATGTGATTACGGAAGCCAAACTTCTCGGAGATTGCGAACCACGAATAGCCCGTGTCGTTTGCCGCCAGCCGCAGCACTTCGTTAGGAACATAGCTGCTTACATAGCTGGTCAGATCGGCAGCATCAGCCACCAAAGCCGTTCCAGCACCACGGATGCTGAACTCGCGGAACTGCGACCACTCGCCGTTTGCCTGGCAGAACACAATCGCGCCAGCAACCGGGATCGGCCTCACGTCTGGGTCGATCTCGTACTGCGTGAGCACCGTGATCTGCGCCGTCGATGGCGTCAGCGCCGCTGCTGATGCGTTAAACCGAAACTGGATCTGATCGGCAAAGATGATCAGCTCGTCTTGATACGGGATCGCATGGCGGAGCAGCGCCACGCGGGGGTTGGTGGCCGTGATGTCGATGGGGTCGGTGTCCAGAACTGCTGTTGCAGTCTCTGGGAAGAACTCAAAGAAATCCCGCGATCGGCTGAGAATGATGTTCTCATCCGCCAGGAATCCCAGGCGGTTCTTGAACACGAACACATCTTGAATCGGGTGACCGATGAAGCCCGGGTCGGGCGACGAGTCCAGATTGCCTGCTGTGCGCTGCCCCCAGGACGGGATCTCTGCTTCTTGCGTGACCGTGCCATCGGCCGGGCCAAACAAGAAGGTCCCGTTGGGCCTCCGCACCAGCACATGGGGCATGGTGCTGGGGTCGATCTGGTACGGCACCCCAGGCGCAACGGTTTCTTCCCACTGCCCCTCGCCAAACGCACCACTGCGAGGCGCAAAAGCAACGTGGTAGCCATCGAACTTGTTGCTCGGGTCGCCGACCACCTCCACCTGGTAGCCCCCGGGGGCGATGGTGGGCAGGTCGGTGAACGCCTGCACCGTGTTGGTGATCGCGGTGATGTCGCTGTTGGAGCGGGCGTCCGCCGCCTCGATCGTGATAGGCCTGTCGCTGCGGATCCACAGAACTGAGCTGCGGCGGGCGATCTCCACGTTGTTGACGCCCAACAGACCCTGCCGCAACTGTCTGGCAATCTCGGCGGCCGAGATCCGGTTTTCAGTGACCTTGCCATTGCCATCAACCACCACCGCCTGCACGGCGGTCTGCACACTGACCAGCGTGCCGTTCAGGTTGACCTCGTAGGTCTGCCCGTAGTTCGCCGCCTTGACCCACACCAGGCACTCATGGGGAAAGGGTCGCGGCGCGGCTGGCGCCAGGGGAGACGCCATCGCCGGCTTGACCTTTGTGTTGCTGATGAAGGTGAAGTCCGCAATCGTCGCGGCTCGCAAGTCTGTGCGAGCGTTCGCGCCTGACGCCAGGTAGCCATAGCCCTCCGGCGCCACCACGGTGCGCTCGGCGCCCGTGAGCTGCTCAAACACCTGCACCCTCGTCCGGCTGATGACGACCATGTATTGCTCCACCTGGTCGCGCTGGATGTGATGCAGCATCACGTTGCCCAGCGAGTTGTCGCTGATCTTGGCCAGGGCCTGGCTGCCCTCACGCTTCCGCAGCCCCTCGCTGAGTGAGCTCACCCCATTGATCTGCTCATCGGCCTGGGTGGGCTGGCGCTGAGCATCCGGCTGCTGGCTGACACCCTGGATCAGGTTTGGGATCAGGTAGCTGATCAGGCTCACAGGAACACACCCCCCATGGCCCGATCGGTCAGACCCTCGGCGGGCTGGAAGGTGGGGAACCGCTTGCGGCCGGTGATCATGTTCGGCGCCTCCTGGGTGTTCTCCACCCGCAGCAGCTCAATCAGCGCCTGCTGCTCATCCGCCAGGGTGTACTGCACCCCGCTCACATCGCCGATGGTGCGGGCGCTGAACACCCGGGCAGCGCGGATCAGCGACCAGCGGTTGTAGGCCTCGGGGCACTCGTCCCAGGGCAGCAGCCACACCACATCCGCCTTGAGCTGGGCGACCGGGATCTGGTAGCTGCGGCTCTCCTTGTCGTAGACCCGCTGGCCGCGCAACTGGTAGCGGTGCTGGAACTCGTAGGGGTCCGGCTGCCAGCTGATCACATTGGCGGGCAGCACGATCTCCCCGCCGCTACTGCGGGTGAAGGGGTACTCGCGCTCGCTGTTCCAGCTCCAGCCGCGGGTCTGCCCCTCCTTGTGCATCTCCAGGATGGTGGCCTCTGCGGTGCGGGCCTCCAGCACCTGCTGGTTCTCGAGCGTGGACACCGGCTGCTCGCCGATGTTCATCAGCACGATGTTCACCGCCTCCAGCAGGGTGGTGCGGCCTGGTGTTGCCGATTGGTTCGTCAGGCCCATGTCCCTGCAGCCATGCAGACCAATGCTATCGGCAGCCATGAAAAAGCCCCACCCGAAGGCGGGGCCGTCGCGCCTCACTCCGAAGGAAGTCTACGGAACCTCGATCACGGCGGCACACTCGGCGCGGAGAATCCCCATGCCGATAGCCATGCGGGCCACGAACAGCTGAGCCTGGTAGACCACGTTGTAGTCACCGCCGGGGGCGGTCATCTGCAGCTGCGGGCGGCGCAGGGTGAGCACACCGATCGCATCACGGTGGAAGATCAGGGCCCGGCACTTGGTCAGGTTCTGCTGGTAGGCCGCGTTGCGATCGAAGGACGTGTTGGTGTACGCCGCCTGGGTGACGTGGTTGCTCCACATGATCGGGAGCCCCTGCACCCGGCCGATGGTGCCGCCGCCATAGGTGCCATTGGCCGACCCTTGGTTGAAGTCGGCATTGATCACCTTGCTGCCCTCGTTGAGGAAGTTGTACTCGTCGGGGGGCACGACAGCCACCAGGTCATCCGTGGGGACATCCTTCTTCTGCATGGCGACCTTGATGTCACCGATGACAGAAGCGAGCTCGTCACCCTTGGCCTGCTTCGAGGCGGTGGCATAGCCGGCGCTGAGAGTCCGTGCAGTGCCGGTGCGGCCGGCATTGCTGGCCTTGCCCAGCGGCTCGGTGGTGCGCTTGGCCGCGGCATAGAGCACCCGGGCAATCCGGGCGTCCTTCTCGCGGGCCAGGGCCTCGCCCAGCTGGTGCATCATGTCCTGCCGATACTGCACGTCCTCCATGAGGTCGTCCAGGTCGTACACGGTGTCGGGCGCCACCAGCAGACCATCAAGATTGATGATCTCCTCGCTGCGATCCGAAGGTGCGTTGCTGGGGTTGGGGTTGTTGGCGTCCGTGGGGACGTTGGTGATCGGCGTGCCCGGGGTGTGATACCCAGCGATGCGCCGGCCAGTCACCTTGAACCGAGCACTTTGGCCGCCCCGAATGGAGCGCTCTTTGACCCGGCCGGTGAAAACGGTCTTGCGGTCGAAGGCGGTCAGCACCTCCGACATGCCCAGTTTCAGGAACAGGGCGTAGTTGTCTGCGGCGTTGCCCTTAACTTGGCCAAGCCGCGAAAGGCTGATAGCGGTCACTGCAATGTGTGCGGTGAGCCTCTGCTATCTCGACGGGTTCGCGGTCAGGGTGTCGGCCTAGGCCGGCCTGTGCTCTGCGTGAGTGCAGACGTACTCATGCACACCTTCTACACGAAGATTGGAGACCGTGCAAATTTCGCGTCGATGTAGCGCCGGTACTTCTCGTCCACCAGGTAGCGCTGCTTGCCGCCTTTGGTGAGCACCTGCTTGGCCTCCATCGCCTCCTCCTCCGTCTCGAACACATCCAGGGCAGGGTTGGCGGTGCCGCCGCTGGCCATCACCAGGGCCGGCTCCCTGTCGGCTGTGGCGACCTTGCCCTGCAACCAGCGCACAGCAGCGCGGGCCGCAGCCGGGTTGCCGGTGTTGACGGCCTCGTTGTAGTCGGCCAGCTCGGCCTCGCTCAGGTTGGCCAGGGCCCACTGGCTGAGCTGGAGGAACTTGGCATCGCCGCCCACCTCGACGCGGATCGCCGCGGCGTCCTCGTCACTCAGGCCGGCGGTGGCGGGCTGGGCCTCGGCCGGGCGATAGGCCGACTCGTAGCGCTCGATCAGCGCCTCGGGCAGGCCCAGGGCCCCGGCCAGCTTCTGCCGCATTTCGCTGGTGTCCTCGCCCCGCTGCACAGCGGCATCCCACTGCGCCAGGTCGATCCCCTCCTGCTCGGCAGCGGCCACCACGGTCTCGCCGTAGCCGGCCACGGCCTCCTCGCGGGTGAGCGGCTTCACCTCGGCGGGCTCAGGCTCGGCTGCGGGCTGCTCGGGGGCCCGCTGGCCCAGCTTCTTCTGGAGCTCCAGGTAGGCCTTCTCCAAATCCTCGGCGGACTTGAACTTCCCGGCCAGGGGCCGCTGCTCGTCCTGCTCCTGCTCGGCCTCCACCTCGTCGCCCTGCACCTCCAGGGTGGCGAAGTCAGGCGCAGCGGCCGGGGCGGGCGGCTCCAGCGTGCCGGCGGCAAGGGCCCGGTCCTCCTCGGCGATTTCCTGCAGGAAACCAGCCAGGGCGTCCTTGTCGTAGCCAGGGCCGGCCAGGGCCAGCTGGTCGGGGGTGGGCTGGATTGGGGTGGCGGTCATTGGGCGGGTTCTTCAGTGGGTTGTTGCATGTCCTGAACGGTGGCCGCGGCGGTGGCCAGCTTCTGCGGATCCGCCGCCGGCGACTGCAGCAGCGCCTGCTGCTGGGCGGCCTGCTGGGCAGCGGCCTGCTCCTCCTCGATCTGCTGCTGGGTCTTGATCAGCCCAACCGTGTCGATGCCCATCGCGGCGGCCAGGCGACTGACCAGCTCGTTGGGGAACATCATCTGCACCACAACCTCTGGGGGGAGGGTCTGTTGCAGGATCTGCATGAAGCGGGCGTGGCGCTCCAGGTCGTTGCCCCGACCCACTGCCGCTAGGCCCACGCTCACCACCGGCTTGATCGAGTCATCCGGCAGCGGCGGCAGGCCGCCGGCCTTGGTGAGCAGGTGCAGCTTGCGGCTGATGTAGGGGTACTGGAACTCGGTCGTGAGGATCGAGTAGACGCTGCCCAGGCTGTTCTCGATCTGCTGGGCCTGCAGCCGCACCTCCTCGGCGGTGGTGCGCTCGCTGTCGCGCACATCGGTGAGCATGAAGGCGGTCGCCAGCCGGGCCTGCACCCGCTGCAGCCGCTGCTCGGCCACGGCCAGGTCGCTGCCCTTGCCCACCTGCACGGCGGCGATGTCCTCCGGGTTGCCGGTGAGGCAGGCGCCGTTGGCCGCCTCGTTGAACTGCTTGGCGGTGACGGCAGCGCCGGGCTTGGCCAGGAACTTCACCATGGCTGACACCAGCGCTCCCTCGGTCAGGGCCCGGGTGAGGGCGTTCGCGGTCTGCAGGTCCGCCATGCACGCGGCCTCGACATAGCCGGGGCTGTAGTCCTCGGCGTCGATGCGGAACATGCGCAGCGGGATCCACGGCGCCACGTCGCGGGGTGCGCGGCCCTCACTGCCCTCGATGCGGTGCCCTTTGATCTCCTGATGCCAGCGGCACTTGTCCTTCTCCCAGCGGATGTGGGTGTAGACCTTGACCGTCCGCTCAATCTCGTCCTCGTCTCGCCACGCCAGGGTGTTGTCGTACCGCTTTTCGGTGAGGGGCTCCAGCGGGTCGGCCTTGTCGAGGATCTCCTTGGCGGCCTTGGGCAACTCCTCTGCTGCCATCCGCTCGCACACCACTGCTTCCAGCGGCTTGCCCATCGGGCAGCGGCGCAGCACGTAGCGGTAGAGGTTGAAGGTCTTGCATCCGTCCTCGGGCACGTAGACCATGCAGTTGCCCGCCACGATCAGGTGCAGCAGGGCCTCATGCAGCGCGGTGCGGTCGCTGCTGGTCTCGATGCTGCGCAGCACCGCCCGTTCCATCAGGCCCAGTGTCTTGTCGATCTGGGTCTTGAGCTCAGCGATCCGCTCAGCCGGCATCCCTTCTGCTGCCAGCTGGGCCTGCTGGCGGGCAAACTCCATGTCGTCGTGGACGAACCGGAAGAAGCTCTCGGTGGGCGGCAGCAGGGCCAGCAGCAGCCGGCTGGCGATGTTGTGGACACCCCGCTGGCCGATGCCATCCCACGGGTGCTGGATCTCCTCCATCGACTGCGGCTGGGGTTCCCCATCAGATGGCAGCAGCCAGGGCAGCGTCAGCGCTCCAGCCTTCCGCCCACGGTCGATCCAGTGGTTCCTGGCGGGCTCGAGCTTTTTGTAGCGGGCTTCTGCTGTCATGCGCCGATGTTCAGGCCTGCGCCTGCGCGGCTCTGGCCATTGATAGTGAGGCTGGCGCGGCGGGGCGCGGGTGCCGTTGGCGCCGTTGCCGTGGTCAGCGCTGCGCCGCTGTTGGCTTGCTGGCTGACATCGGTCATGTAGGCCTGGCTGGCAGCGGCTGCGTTGGCCTGCTGCTGTTCGGTGATGCGCTGCGCCTCAGCGGCTGCGGCAGCAGCGGCCTCGGCCGCGGCGTCGATCTGCGCCTGGAGCTGCGCCTGGAAGTCCTGCTGCTGGGCGTTCATGTCCTGCTTGACCTCCTTCAGCTCAGCCGTCTGCTGCTTCATTTCCTGCCGGGTCGGCCCTTGCTGGACGACCTTGGGAGGCTGGGGGGATCCCATGCACATGATCAATACCCTCCGATGTTGAGGCCCGCTGACGCCGACGATCGGGGGCGGGGTTTGCGGTCGATGCGCAGGCTGCGCTTGCCCTCTGCGGGGTCCATGCCCTGGCGGCTGTCGCCAATCACGGGCGCCTTGGCAGTGGGCTCGGGTGGGGGTGTGCCGATCAATGCGGCCATGCGCTGCGCATCTGCAGCAGTCGCGTTGGCGGCTGCCTCCTGCGCGGCGAGCAGTTGGGTCTGCGCCGCTTGCTGGCCGGCCAGGGCCTGGTTGAGGGCGTCCTGCGCCATCAGCGTCTTGCCTTGCATCTTCGATTGCATCAGGCCGATCTGCCGATCAGCCATGCGGTCAAAGCGCTCGTAGTCGGGCACGGTGATCGTGGCCCGCGGCGGCGATGAACCCATGCACATCAACCCAGGCCCCCTTGCTGTTCGGCGTGCCAGCGCTTGATGCAGTCCACAACCGACTGCTCGCCGATCCAGTGGTCGATCTCCCGATGGCTCATTGAGCGATCAGGCTTTCGGCCAAAGGTGTCGTCCAGCCTGGCAATCAGTTCGTCGGAGACGAGTGGAAACACTGCATCCATGC